AGCAAATGTTCCACCACCAGTTTGTTTAGCTGCTGCTGGCCCATACTGTAGTAAAAATTGTGTTAAAGGATCGTAACCTCCTCTGTCTCCAGCTGCTTCTAATAATAAATCTATGTTTTCTTTTGTCATAGATTTTAAATCAGGTAAATCCATTCGTGGAGAAGACGCAGTAGGTTTTTCCATATATGGTGTAAATGAAAACTGATCAGTTTCGCCTATAAAAGGATCAGGTGTTCCTGTTTGATATTGTTCTCTGTCAACAATACCAGTCATAATACCTTCGTTGACTTGACCGCCTTTTCTAAACATAGGTCTTTTTAATACTTTGCTCATATTTAAAACGCTCTATATAAACCAGCTAATGTAGCACCTGCACTAATTCCAGTTTGAAGTGCACTTGGTGATGGTGAAGTTTGTGTAACAGTTTGACCAGGGTATCCTGATATTAGACCCATGATGCCTGAACCATATTGTTGTGCAGTGGTTAGGGGTTGATATAATTGTTGTGATAATAATTGTTGTTGTGCAGATAATTGAGCTTGGTTCTGTGCTTGATTCATACCACCTAAAGTAGTTAAACCCGCAATTTGTGCACCTGCTAATGCAGGAGATTTTGTAGCCAAATTCATTTGTTGACCAAATGCTTGATTCGCTAATTGATTAGCTTGAGTAAAACCTTGTTGTAATAAATTTGCTTGTATACCTGCTCTGTTTCTATCTGATGAAGATTGATATTCTGCTCTTTGTACACCTTCACGTCCTCCACCAAATGCACCTGCAGCTATTGCTGCTGCTGGAACACCTTGTGCTCCTTTTTGTGCTTGTATGTCATATTCTTGTAAAGTTGTATTAATTACGTCCTGTTGATATGGAGACATAAATTGTTTGTATGCCTCTGGTCCAGAAAAACCTTCAGCTGCTTCTAAATATGGTTTATATGAACCTAATCCTCCAGCTAGTTCCATTGCTTGTTTTTGTAATGGATCTAAATCTGCAATAAACTGTGGTCCTAATATTTTAGATAAATCTGCACCCTTTAATCCACCAATTGCTTCTTTTAATTGGTCTAAATAAAGTTTACTTTCGCCTTCTATAAAGGTAGCGGGAGCTACATTTGTTGTAGTTGTTTCAGCCATTATACTCTACCACCTTTTTCTAATTTTTTCATCATATCATACATACGTTGTGCTCCTTTGTTGACATTACCGTCACCCATTCCTCTTACAGCATCAGCTGTAAATACAAATTCATTATTGGCCAACATCGCTGGGATGTCATCTGCCTTTTCTTTTACACCAACTGGGGGAATAAATCCACCACTATCTCTAAGGTCTAATTCTGTAACTCCTGCAGGATTTTGATTTAATGGTAATCCTTCTATTCCTGCGGCTTTAATAGCATTTTGTTCCATTTTACCACCCATAGCAGATCTTTTTCTTTCTGATTCTCTAATTCTATTAATATAATCTGTTAAGGATTCACCAGGCATTACATCAATACCTCTTTCATATGCATCAATTAAATCTCCATAATCTTCTGATCCATTACCATAACCTATTCTACCACCATCTGCTCTGTATTCATAAGTCTGGCCTTCTATAAATCTATCTACTTGCATTGGTGTAGCGTCTGGATTTAGTTTCTTATAACCATCTCTCATGTATGCTTTTAAAGCTTCTACGTCTCTTACTTGACTTTCGTCTTCTACACCTGCTGCTTCTAATGCTTGTAGCGCAGCCCCACCTAAGGAACCTATTCCAAACATAGCTGCGGTTTTACCTAATGTTTTTTCTCCACCAAAAAAATTTTTAACTTTACCAAAAATATTTGGGTTTGTAGTAGCTGCTCCTTTAAAATCTAAAGCGGGTGCAAATTTTGTACCTCCACCAAATAAAAAATTACTTGCTCCAGTTTTTAAAGCTTGAGGCGCAAAACCACTAAATATACTTTGTCCTGCAGCTCCAGGTAATCCAAAAGCCCCTATACCCAATAGAGCAGCTTTACCTATAGGTGATTTAACTATTTTTTTAACACCTTTAGTTAATTTTTTAACAAAGCTACCTAAGCCATACATTTGTCTTGGTTGTTGCATACGTGATATTGTCATATATTATATATTTAAACTAGTTTAAGGCAGGTATATAAACCTGTAAATGCTATACTTTATTTGATTTTTTTATCAACGTCAACACGTTTTAAAGCTTCTAATTGATCATAAAATCTACCACAATACTGATGCTCTCCAACATGTGTAATGTAGTCTAATGCATAGATATATACTTTACCTCCCATATCTGTCCATCGTTGACAGAAACCAAAGTCTTCACCAAAGTATCTTTTAGTTTCTACATCATGTAACGTATCGAATAAATTATAAAAATTCTCTTTTGATGTTTCTTTACCATTAACTATTGTAGGTTGATATATTTTTAATTCTGGATGATGTTTTATCATTTTTTCTACAACTTCTCTTTTAATTAACATACATCCAGTAGGAGCATGACTAACTTCTATGACCCCATGATCAGATATAATTTCTTGTTGATTATCTAGTTTAAGTGGAAAAAAGTAACCTGCTTTTAACAAATCATCTTTTGTTTTTACTAAATCTGTTTGATGTAATTTTGCCCACATTCTATCTGTGTCGATCATTTTCATTGGATAAGGACATGCAATAATATCTTTATCAGCACCTATCATTTTAAATATTGTATTTGCTTCAAAGTCTATGTCTGAATCAATAAATAATAAATAATCATAATTATCAGAATGATTAAGAAATTCTGCTACACATAAATTTCTACCTTGTGTAACCAAAGATGATTTTAGTAAACTAAAACTAACCAATATATTTTGTTTCATACACTCCATTTGGAATTTTAAAACCGCTTGTGTATAATGCATAGACACATCACTATGACATGGAGTACAAACCATTATTTTTGTAACAGCGCTTCCACTTAAATTTATTTCCAACACGCTTCTGTTTTCTATCTTATTATGTTTTATAGTTTGATAAGTATCATCATTTGCAGTGGTTGTTTTATCTTCAAACCAAATCGGTTTATTGTTTTGCATTTATTGCTCCTTTTAAAAATCTATTCCAAGCGTTTCCTTTTATTTTCCAATCGTAAAAATGATTAACAAATTTTTGTTGCATTTTTAAATGTTCTGCCATACCTGAATCCTGTAAAGATAATGCAGCCATCTCAATACTGCTTGCAAATTTTTTAGCTAAACTTCTATAATCATTAGAATAAGGAATATACATTGGAAACTCAGCTCCTGTTTCATATAAAGCCCCATAATTAGTTGTCACACAATAGAGTCCAGCAGCCATGGCTTCTAGTAAAGATATACAAGATGTCTCTTCCCAAATACTAGGATATACAAACAATCGATAATCTTTTAAATTTTCTTTAATATAATTATTTGGTTTATATCCAATATAATTTACGTTTGGTAATTCTTTTGCTTGATTATATAAATCATGGTAATGATGATCATTGTGATCATGAAATGCTTTACCATATACTTCTGTTGAAGAATAAACATCTAAACTAATTAATGGATTTCTAATCAACTGCATTGCACCTAACAATACAGATAAACCTCTCCACGGAGTACAGTGATGTATAATTTTTATAGGTTCACCTTTTTTATAAATAGTTGGAACAGGTTCAATATTTTCTATACCATTTTTTATAACTAAACATTTTTCTGTAGGTAGTTCAAATTTTTTAATAAACTGTTCAAAGTTCCAATTAGAGTTAAATACATACCAATCATATTTATTATGATTTGATTTATCTTGAAACCAGTTAATTAAATTTCCTTGATCCCAAGAATTTTTTTGCCACAAGATATTTATTTTATTTAAACTAGGGGGTATTTTTTCTGGAACTGATGTACAAATTTGAACTTGATCTAATAACTTTGGATCAACATGTTTTATTAAATATTCAAATTGTAATTCTGTTCCACCTCTAGGACTTTGGTTTGTCATTATTTTGATTCATAACTTTCTGTAAAACGTTTAATCCTTTCGGTGATACCTCTACTTTAATATCTTGTGCAATATGTTCTGCCACTGTTTCAGTATTAGGATCAGCTATATCAGCTTCTTTTTCTGCTTCGTCTTTATATACTTTATTTGTTCTTGTATTTTTAAATGTAACTGTTGTAGTACAATCTATTTTTAATAAATCTTCGTTAGCCATTTTGATCCTCTCTACTTATTTCTAGTATTGATAGTGTGGCACTTATACCAGATGTATCAGAAGTTTCAAGAGCAATTGAATCATTATCTTCTAGAATAATAGGTCCTTTTGCTAAATTACAAATAGTAGGACCTGTTACAGAAGCATATGCAACAACAAAAGAAGTAGATGCAGAGCTGTCTGTTACATGAGTTTTAACTACTTTTGATCCTGATTCATTAGTTACTTGTATATTTTGTATAATTGCATTTGCATTACTCGGACAAGTGTATGTTGTTACAGCTGTTGTAACTGTTGGATCATAGAATGCGTTTTTATAAAAGTTTGCCATTAATTATCTATGAGTATTAACTCAAATCCTCCATTACATGCTGATGCATTATTTGCAATTGCTTGAAAATCTATATCAGTTTTTTCTGTCACTTTGTTAATTGCAAACTTTCTCCAATTATTAAACCCACCTCTGGCTGATGCATATTCTTTAGCATTCCATGCAGCGTCAGTTACAGTGTTGTCTCTAGTCATTAATCTAAATGTATGCTCACTATCTTTTGCAGATGAAAAGTTTATATTTATAATAAACCCAGTTTTACCCGCAGGTATTGTATATAAAGCCATTAATGTTTGACCCTGTCCAATTGTGTTAAAACTAATTTGTGCCAGTAAATCTCCAGAAGTTGTATGACTCATAGTGATGGTTCCTTCGTTAGTTTCACTTGATCCTGCTGTAACTACTCTTGCTCTAAATACTCTCAAAAAGTTTCCTGAAGTTGTAACAGTAGTTGTACCATCCATAGTAACTGTTTCTGTTAAGATGTTCCAAGAAGAATCTAATCCTTGTATTTCAATAGTTCTTGCACCTGTACTTCCATCATCATCATTAGCATCATCACTTACAACATCTAAAGTATCTGCAGCTGTTGGCCATGGATATAAATTACTACCATCCCAAATAGTTTCAAATCCCGATGATTTAATATCTGGATTAGAACCAAATTTAGAAACATTTGTGTAACCAGTAAAATCACCTTTAGCAACTGCAAGAAAAAAATCTATATCACTAGTACCTGGAATAGTTCCACCTGTTGTATTTACATTATTACATGAACTCATTAGCAACCAAACCTTGAATTAAACCAAGTAAATCTTTCTAATTCTTTTCTTAAATCATCTTGAAATGAAAAATTAAGTTGGTCTTTTAAGGTAGACAAAGATTCTAAAATTTGTCTTTGATTCTCTACATTATATTCTTGTTTTGGTTCTGGTACATATGCAGTTATTTTAGCCATTATCTTCTTCCATCTGGTTTTATATCTACTCTTAATGTTCCATAACGCCAAGTCTCACCTATAGCATCATTTTCTATTTTAATTGCAAGTAGTCTTCCTCTAGCTCTAGTGTCTACTTTATCAGTGGATGATGTTATTGTAAAGGGTCCAAGGGGTGAACTAGATGCTGTATCACTTGGATAGTTGTTTAATAATAGTGTTACTTTTGAATTACCAGTTAGTACTTTAAAGTCTGGTATAAATCGTTTCATAGACATAATAAATTCGCCATCACCTTGTAAATTAGCCACATTATTAGTGTTAGTAATATCAAAATCACCTGATTTAATAAAAGCATCAATTGATGTTATACCCGAGCTATTGACTTGATCGGTTCCTTTTTCGTGTTCATAGTAAGTAGACGCACCAAAAGTATTTGTAATACCTTGAATTGGAAAATTAGGTAAGGCAGTTTTATCATACTCAGCTGCATATGGTAAATCATAGACACCTGTGTCAATGTAAGATGTTCTGGCTAAAGAAGAAGTTACCCATAAATTTTCTGCATAATTATATGTTACACATCTATCAATTTGATCAGTACCATTTTTTGCATAAAACCAATTTATTTCATTATATAAAGTATTGTGTTCTGCATATATTATATCACTTGCATTATAATTAATTCCTAAATTATCTCCTGTTGTAGTAAACACAAAATCTTCAACAAGACATGGTAATGATTTTACAGTACCATCAAACATAAAAAATCCACCTTCACCTGACATCCAAAACACTATACCATTAGAATAAGTAAGTGCGTTTTGTCCAATCAATCCACAGTTAGTACCAACTTGTCTAACACTAAATGTAAATGGTGGTCCAACATATTGAATGACATATGCAGATGAATCCGTTAATACTAATGTGTAGTCTTTACCAGACACAGCACCTACAATTTCATTCCCTTTATCTAATCTAAAAGTTCCTGCTGTATTAGTTGCTGTTGGTTGATAAGTATTAAAATCTTCTTGATTTGAAAATCTAATAAACATTGGATCTTGTGTTGATGAATCTCCAATAGTTGTCTCTGTTCCAAAATGAAATACATGTCTATCTCTATCCGATACTTGTGTTAATCTTGATGCAGTGGGTGCACCAGTCATAACGGTTGCTCTAAGTGTTCTTGCATTAACTGTCCCTGCATTCCATGTAAATGTTTTACCATTATGAATAGTTGCAGTTAATATTTGACCAAAGTTATCTAGACTCCAGAGCCCTGGATCCAGAACCACATCACTGTTTGCACTTGCAGTTCCCCATGTACTTGATCCCCATGTAGATGTACCCCAACCTAAACCAGCAGTTTGAAACGTTGGACCTACTATTTCATATGGATTAATTGTTGCTGAACCTGTACCTGATGTTGTGGCTGCTGAATTAGAAGGCATGGTAATCTCAAAAGTGTCTGCAGTTTTATTTAAAACTTCAAAAGTATTTTCTGTGAAGACTGTTGTTGCATATCCTGATCCTGTTGGAACTGTAACAGATGAAAATTTTACATATCTTCCATTTAATAATCCATGTGCTGTTTTATTTACAGTGA